AAAACTACTTCTTCAGAAAAGTTGGAAGAATCTCTTGCTAAACATTTACGAGTTGTAGTGTTTAAGCAGAAAGGAGATATTGTTTCAACTGTTAATGGCATATTTGTAGCAGGAAATGTTATTATGGTCCCTGATCATGCTATTCCTGATTCTCTTTTTGATATAGAGACTACAAATTGCCCTGGAGTACCTACGGGTACTACAAAGGATCAGAAGATTGGGCCTGAAATGGTCTATCGCTGTCCTGAGAATGACTTTGCTTTGGTACATTTACCTTCAGCACCTCCTGCATCATCTTTTCTGGAATTCTTTCCGGAAGAGGAGATTAAATTCTATGGTCGTGGCAGTAAAATGCTTTTTAAGACTCATAAGAATGAGGTTGTCATTTCTCGTCAGGCTATTCGTCCTGTTCCAGATATTTTGGAATATGAGAGTAGTCAGAAAGAAGGTTTTCTCTTTAAATCTAATAAGAAATATAGATTGAAGAGTGCCTTGACTGGTGAATTGGAACACATTTCTCGTCCAGGAATGTGTGGATCACCTTATATCGATGCTACTAAGGGAATCATTTATGGATTTCATGTAGCAGGATATAATACTGGTGAATGTGTTGGTTTTGCCAACTCATTGACCCGACCCATGATTGAGAAAGGAATTAATTCTTTAAGGAATACAAGTTCTTTTCTTGTGACTCATGGATCAGGAGAGGTTAAAGTTAATACCTATGGGTGTAACTTTGAATTAGTTAATGCTAAGCCTCTCTATTTACGTGAAGATGGAACTGGAGACAGTTCTATCGTCACATTTGTAGGACGTGTTCTTAAAGATGGTCAGGAGATGACATCAAATGCAAGAACCCCCTATATGCCAACGCCTTTTGATGGTGTCACAAAGGTGTTTGGGAAGAGCATGTATATGCCTCCCACACATCCTAATGATATCAAAAAGGCGATGAAGACTCTTAATAAATTGACTGATCCAGTTCAACATTATGAGTTTGATATTCTTCAGAAAGCTACTGAAGATTATCGTATGGCTACTCTTCCTTTGATTACAAATAATGATGAAGTTAAATCTTTATTACGTATGTATACACAAGAAGAAGCCATGAACGGAACCAACGATGGTGTTATTTTGGGTATGCCCAATAGCACTTCCGCTGGTTTTCCAATAATGAAATCTAAGTTTCATTGTTTGGAACGCGATCCATTTGATCCGTCTTTGCCTTTGATTCCTCGACAGTTTAATGAAAACTTCGATATTCAAAGTGAGATTGATCGTACTCTAGTAGATTGGAGTAATGGAATTCGCTCTGAACCTATCTTTAAAGCTAGTAGTAAAGTTAATGAGTTACTACCAAATAAGAAAGCTATGGATAAAGTACGTAAATTTTACGGTTCTCCATTTGCTAACTTTGTTGCTTCGAAGATGGTTCTTGCTGGTCTTCCGGAATTCATGTGTCGTTTTAAGAATGAAACTGAGTGCATGGTAGGAATTAATGCTACTTCTATTGAGTGGCAAAAATTTCATGATCATGTTACTAAGTTTGGTGACGATCGTATGATTGCAGGAGACTTTGCAGGTTTTGATACGCGCATGGCAGCGCAGATCACAACCGCAGCAGCTAGTATTATAGTAAGTTGGTACAAAGCTGCTGGTGTATCTGAAGAGGACCTCCAGTTAGTTCGAGGTTGCTTATCAGATATTGTGAATCCAAATATTTTGTTCGAAGGAGATCTTTATCGCTTTGCGAATGGAAATCCGTCTGGAAATTTAATTACAGTCCAGTTGAACAGTATTTGTAATTCTATTATGATGAGATATTGTTATTATAAAATCAATCCTAATGTTAAAGTTCCATTCAATCAGAATGTAGCTTTGGCAACTTATGGTGATGATAATACAATGTCTGTCAATAAGTGGTGTCCCTGGTTTACACACACTGCTTGTCGAGATGTTTTCGCGACCGTAGATATTGAATATACTATGGCCGATAAGGAAACAGAATCGAAACCCTATATTTCGAAAAATGAGATTTCTTTTTTGAAGAGAAAATTTCGTTTCGAACCCAATTTTGGGAAGATAGTTGCGCCTATTGAAGAAGATTCTATCTTGAAGAAGTTTTACTATGTGAAAAAGCCTAATGAATCTCCATTGACTTTTGAGGAGCAATTTGCTGCTTATTGCGATGGAGCTTTTCGTGAAGCTTATTTACATGGAAAAGTTTTCTATGAGACATTTTCTTCAAAAATACGCACTATTGTGGAATTGAATCCAACTTTAAAGACATTTGTTTGTTTTATCAGTTATGATGATATGACAAAAGTCTTAAAAGCTTATTATAGGGATGATTATTGTGGCAGTAGAATGAGAATCACTGCTGAGAGTGATTCTTACTGTTACAATGATTTGGAATAAATTCCATTTATGAGTATTCTTTAAAAGTTCGTATACTCTAAGCTACGGCATACGAAACTTGGGAATTATATCTGATTTACCCAATGTAGAGCTTGTAACTCTCCATTGTAGGAATGATATATTTCTCTTGTA